TGTTGTACCACCAGTATGAACAGGTGCAATAGTACCAGATGTGGCAGTTGATGATGCAGTGTACCACTTTTTATCGTTATAAACGATGTCACCAGTAGTATATGGGTTATTAGTTACCCATTGTGGATATGTACTTTCTTCTACAAAACTCTGAGATAACTCGTTTGCGTCACCAGCAGTTGATTTTAGTAGTTTTGTGTTGTCAAATGTACCAATAATCTTACCAATCTTAACAAAGTTTGCTCCAGTATCAACAATTACACCATATGCACTGACTACATCAGCACCACCAATAACAGAATACTGTTGTAATGTAGAACCTTTTGTAAATGTTGCATTTTGATTGAATGTAAGAGTTTTTACAAGGTCAATACTAGAGTATTTTGCATCTCTAAAGTAAAACTTAGGTATAACAGTAGTTGTTAGAAGTAATTTCTTACCACCTGGTGTTGGAATAGTTGCAGTTCTACTTGCAAATGTTTCATCAGTAGATGTAAATGTTAATGAACCTGGTACGTGGTTTGCAACAACATCACCATAGTCAAGGATTTGAATACCAGCAGGACCTATTGCCCAAGGACTAACAGTAGTAGATTGGGTATTAAACGTATAACTGCTGTTGGAGGCGGTTGTTAAGGTATGTCCTGTCTCTACATCGTTTAGATTGAATGAACCAAGTTTTGTTTTATCTTTATCAAGTTTGTATATGAATGCTTGAGTTGTAGTATTTGTACCAGTTACTAGAGCTGGTGTATATGCTTCAATTCTTGTAGCAGTTTGTGATACAGCAACGTTATCAATCCATCCTATCCAACTATCAGAAGAACTTGGAGTACCTTTAGGTCCGATGGTTACATCTTTTAAATTAACATCAACTGTTGTACTTGTATTGTTTATTGCTTCAACACCATTAACATAGACTCTATAAACATAATTACCAACACCTACACGTTCTTTACTAAATGCAACGTGTACAAATGCTTCAGCATTAAAAGGTGTTACGTAAGTAGTAGCAGTTGAGTATATTGTTGCTCCACCAAGAACTAAGAATACCTTACCAGCATTAGCACCAGAAGAAGCATCAAGACCAACCTTAACTTCATTAGCAACGTTGTCTGTTACAGTGTATAAATGTGGTGTTGTATTATTTGCTGCATACTGTGTAGAACCCAATGCCCAGAAACCTTCAACAGTCCAAGATGTTGCAACATCAGCACCGTATTGTAATGCCAAGGAGTTTGGAGCATCTAACTTAATAGCAGATGTGCCATCATATTTTTTAGTTTGATCTATTACAGCATTACCAGTTGCATACCACGCTTTGTTAGTAGCAGTAGCAAGAGTGTCATTATATGTGTCTTCTGCAAGATTATCAGCAGTATTCCAGTTAAATATTGCTAGTTGTACAGATTCTACTTTATTACCAGCAACAATAGTATCACCTGAGTTATCACTAGAAACTACAGTTGCTGCATATCCAATACCATTTGTTTCAGATGCAGAAGCAGAATTAAGAATATTTCCACTATTCCAAGAAATCTTACTCGTTACAGATTCTACATTATTGAAATCTCTCTCAACGCTACAAGATAAATCAATATTACCAAATACATCAAATTTAACACCACCATTCTTACAACTTGCGTAAGTTCCAGTAGGAACAAACATTTTACTTACAACAGTAGAAGTATATACGTCATTATCAAATTTTGTATATAAAACACCGTAGTTCTTACCATCAGTATTAACAGCAGTGGCAGTTACATAAACTGATCCATATTCGTCAATAGACATTGTTGGATCTGTAAACTTGTAACTACTATTGGTTATAATTTTAGACCACTGAACCTCAATAGTAACTCCATCATAGAATGTCTCACCAAGAATAATATCACTAGAACCAGCAGGATCACTAATACCACAGAATAAGAATGTATCATTTGCTTTCCAAAGTAACTGATGTAAATGTTCGTTACCAGAAGCAGAAGCAATTTTACGTTTTTCCATTACTGATCCATCAAGATCAAGTAATGCAACCCACATATCATCAGGACTGAGTGAGTTTGAATCAGTGTAACCACCGATCATAACTCTACCAAGTTGATCTAAATGTATGCTTGTAGCATAATCTCTACGTGTAGTACCAGATATACCAGCAATATCACGTTGCCATTGAACAATACCATCAGGATTATTAGCATTATCAAAACCTGACTGATATTTGATAACAACTATATCAGGGTTGTATACAAGACTTGTTGTATTTGGAGATAATTCACCAATAACGTAGATATTGTGTGGATTTGAGTTTTCAACATATAATGACTTAAAACTAAGATTCTTAGTTCCTGATGCTGGTAATGATGGAACTAAAGCACGTTTCCAAAGAAGACGACCATCACTATTAAACTTAGCAAGCATACCTGATGTATCACCATTAGGTATAGAACTATGTCCACAAACATAGAATGTACGATCATCTGCTACTTGAATATCATTAATAGAAACGATTCCAGACTGCTCTTTTAGAAATGCTAAGAAATATGATGCTTTCTTAAATCTTTGTGGATGTGATACTCTAATCTGTGGAGGATTTGTAGGACTATATCCAGAACCAGAGTTAACAATATTAGCACTATTAACAGCACCAGCCTCTGTTCTATTCAAAGTAAGTTGAAAATCTTGACCTTGAGTAGATATTAATTCATATGTTGGAGGAATATCATCAGAATAACCTAAACCTGTCTGAGTTATAGTAACATTTTCAACACCAGGTATAACTTTAACTTTATATGTCTTATTGGTAGAATCTAATATTGGTGTCTCTTCAACAATAATTTCATCACCACTACGTAATTCGTGTTCAGTTGCAGTTGTAATACGTCCATATGGCATATCTGATGACATATAAGAGGAATATCCCTGTATAGAAAGACCAGCAACAGCACTTACTTTTGCAGAAGCACCAAATCCTTGTGTATCATCATTATTAAAGAACAATTTATCACTAACTTTATAAGAAACACCTGGATTTTCAATAACAAATCCATCTATTTGAGCATCTTCAAATTTAGTAGTAGTTTCAATATCAATATCAACTTCAGATCTTGTAGATACTTTAGGGTAGTAATCAAATAATTGTAATACAGGTTCTTCTGCAATAGTATAAGGTGTAGTATCTTCTAAGTTATTAATAACTCCATCACGGTTTGTATCTTCAATTTCAAAGATTAACTCAAGACCATCTTCAGTTACAAGAATATCAGTGTCTTGGTTTGGTTGACGATCAATATCTATGTCAACATTTTCATAAGGATCTCTAAATCTAACAACATCAGCAGGAATATTTGTTTGAACAGCATTCTGACTGAAGTTCCAAGAATCAGGTTGTGAGTATAGTTGAGAACCACATACATATGGGAATACTGGATTACCAGCGTCTGATGCGTCAATAGCAATAAAGTATGCGTATACACCTTCAGGATATTCAGGAGTCTTACAAAAACGACCATTGTATTGATCTAAGTCACCTTCTTGGAAAGCATACTCATAATCTTCAATAAATGATCCTGCTGGATATTCTGTTAGTAAAGGACCATCAACTCTAACTGGATTGGGGTTAGTTGCACTATCAAAAAGAAGTACTGCTTTAATTTTATATGAAGATCTAATACGACGTACACCAGATGATTGGTTTGTAGCGTCAATGTATCCATAAGGACCGTATATTGGGTTTCCATCAAATGCCCATCCTAAAATAGGAGAATGTAAATATCCTGTTGATAATTCTTGTAGTTGCTGAGTTGATTGATTTTTAAATACGTTATCACCTAAAACGTATCTTAATTGTTTTGGATCTGATACGTGTGCATATTCACCACCATACTGTGTGTTATATCCTGCAAACACATAACCACGTGCTCCGTCAAAGTTTGATCCAAGTTCTTGCTGGAGGTTACGAGTCCATTCAAATACATTAGCAGTAAATGTTCCTTGAGAACCAACTGCTTCAAGACGAATAGTAGTACTTCCTGTAGTATATCCAATACCTCTGTTTACAACACTAACACCAATAACTTTACCTCTATCTTCTCCAACACTACCTATTGACGCTTTTGCTACAGCACCATATCCATCTCCACTAATAATGATCTCTGGAGCAGTTGTATATCCATTACCAGCAGCAATAATAGCGATAGATACAATTCTACCGTTAATAATAATTGGTTGTGCTACAGCACCTTCACCTGAGTTTAACTTAATTGTAGGAGATGAAGTATATGCAGATCCTGCTGATGTTATTGCTACAGACTGAATAGGACCTCTAACACTTGCAGTAGCAGTTGCACCACTACCTCCACCACCTGATATAGAAACGTCAGGTTGTGATGTATATCCTTGACCTGGTGATTCAACAAGAACTCTTGATACAACACCATTTGTTATAACAGCAGTCGCAGTAGCACCAAATCCACCTCCACCAACAATAGAAACTAGAGGAGATGATGTATAACCAGTACCACCAGTGTCTACTTCAATTTCACTTAAAGCACCGTTAACAGTAACACTAGCAGCAGCACCTGAACCGCCACCACCACTAATCTCAATAATAGGAGGATTTGCAGCGTCATATCCTTCACCAGCAGAACCAATAGCGATTGATGTTATACCACCAAACTTAATCTTGCTTTCTGACTTATATGACCACACAGATACACCATTAACCCAACAACCAATCGGACCAAATGATGTGTCATCACGTTTTGATACAGTTTCTATGATACGTGGTATACGTACAAGTTTACGCTGATTACCTGGTAATAGTGCTGATCCAACAAATGGACCTACTTCATAGTTTGGTATACCAGATGATGCAATATAAGAATACTGTGTATTAAAGAATGTATTTTGTACGTTCGTTGTAAAGTCTTGGATAGCAACACTTATACCTTCTTCTGTAGATTTTCCTTTGTTCAAGTCAACAGATAATAAAATATTACCTTGAGGAGAAGCATCAGATGGAGCTGGGATGTTATATTCAAATATAGTTTGACTGATACGTGATGTGACGGTAAATGTACCATTGTATACAGTTGGGTTTGCACCGTAGATTGTTACCGAGTCACCAACAAGAAGACCGTGATTATTTGAACAAGTAACAGTAGCAGTCTGATTATTAAGTCCACCTGGTACAATTCCAGTAACGCTAATGAGTTTCTTAACGTTATACAACCAAGAAGTAACTCTTTGGTCTATAGATGTAGATCCTAGAGATGCAACATTTAGTTTGTCACCTGGTAAGTAATATGAACCAGTGTCATTCAATACTGTAGATTTTGCATCTGCAATACCTAAAACACGTAATTTAATCTCATTTGACGCACCCTGATTAACATATACAAAGATATCTGAGAAAATTGTAGTACCAGCATCCCAATCTTCTACCACTCCGTTCTTAGAACGTGTACATTCTATAAACTGGTTGAGTGTTTTTTCCTTATATTGCACTACTTCAGAATCATTGATGCGGATTGTACCGTTTCTTTCTGGCCAACCAATCGTAGAATCCACTGTAATAATCGATTCTGTTGTAGATAATGGTTCAACAAGCGTAGTTTTATACGGAATTGTGAACGTTCCTAGTAAAGTCTCTTCAGATATTGCTAATTCATATACTGTACCCACACCAGTGTTGATGGCAATTACGTTTTCAATCAATGCTGACGCTGCTTGAACTGATGAATCAACAGGGTCAATATACTGCATAAGTTGTGAATCCTGTAGATCTTCAGCAGAACCACTAATTAAGTCAGCACGAAGTACGGTATCTACGTTCCAAGTAGCCGCAGATGGTTTGATAACTTCATCTTTTGGATATGAAACATCAACATTTTCTGAGTATAGCATCTTGAAAAGATACTGAGTTGATATCTTCGTACCTTTAGATGCGTAAAAATCACTAATAGTTTTGATTATTTGCGGAGCATTGACTGTTTCATAATCAATCTCAGCGTTTGGTAGATATTGATTTACGTAACGATTGTATAATTCTTTAGCAAATAAGGTATCTAAGTTTGTAATTGCAGCAGATACATTATGTGAAGACTGTACAGTATCTGACTCTTTAGAATATACTTGATTTCCTTTTTGGTCATAACTGGTTACAGCAGAAACACCACGCTTACAATTAACAAAAGCAGATGGTTGATATCCACTTCCTTTACTATGAATAGTAAAACCTGTAATTTCCCCAAAACCAACGTCACAAGATGCTTCTGGAGCAGGAGGAGCAGCAATAAAAACTTGAGGAGGTTCTGTATCTGAATATCCAGTTCCAAAACTTGTTATATTGATATCAGTAATTTCACCGTTGAATATGGTTGCAACAGCAGTTGCTCCTGTACCACCTATAGGTTCGTTTGCAACATCCTTTCTATTATCAACGATATAAACAGAAGGTGCATCAGTATATCCTTTACCACCAGTTAATAACTCAATATTTGTTACTCTTCCACCAGTTACACTAACATCAAGTATTTGTGCACCCACAGGATCTATGACACGTGCCCTTGGAACAGTCATATAACCTTGACCACCTGATACTACAGTAACACCGTTTACCATACCGTCAGAGTCGATTGTAGCGACTACATTAGCAACAATAGCGTTATCACCAGTAGGAGGATCTAAGTAAATTAATGGAGGTGATGTATATCCTGAACCTTTAGCAATAACAGTAAATGAATCTGCTTTAATGCTTGTATCGTTTAATAATGGAGAACTTACTTGTGCACCACCTGGATTGATAAATTTGATTGATGGAATTCGATCATATCCACTTCCTGAACTGTCAACTATAAGTTGTGATACACCTTCGAGAGTATCGTCAACTATTGCTCTAATTTGAGCAGTTGTACCTTCTGCATCAGCAGGAGGGTCTACAACAACTGTAGGAGGGTTATTTGCAGAGTAACCTTGTCCCGAAAATAGTAATTGAGTCTCTTTGATACCATTTACAAGTGCTTCCGCAGTTGCATTAGATCCAGTTCCTAAAGTTGATGCAATACTGACTCTAGGAGAAAAACCTAACCTATATCCACTACCACCATCTTTTACAATGACTGCATTTACTTCATCTCCACTAATTTGTGATATAGCAGATGCACCAGAACCAAATTGAGGTGCAATCAATTCTATAGAACGTATAACTATCTCAGTTCCTTCTGCAACCTCTGTTTTGAATATTAACTTGTCTTCAAATATTGTATATTCTTCAAATGGTCTTTTTTCAACTTTATTGACAACTACTATAGTAGAAACAGTAGATAAAGGTGAATAACTATTGCCAGCTTCAAAAAGATGGAACTCTTTACCATTTTTTGCTACAGTAATTGTATCCAGTGTCTTAACTGGTATACTTGTATAACCAATTAGGTATCTAACAGTATTGATAGCACCTGTAAGCTCTCCTGTAGGGGTAAGAGGAGGCGTTACAAGACGTAGTTTATCTCCTTCTACAAAATAGTCTATATTAGGGAATTTGAACTCGTTATTGACGATTACAAGCAAATGTTGTGCACTTGAAGGTGATACTGGATCTCCAAGTAACTTTAATTCAAATTCTGTCTTTACTCCATCAAATTGGTTTGCTATAGGTTCAAATTCTTGTATCTTTCTATCAAATTCCTGTTTATTAACACCTGGCGTAAAAATAATGTCTGGTGAGTGAGTTACACTCTCATAATATATGACTTCATCGTCAATTTGAATAGTTCCGTCTTTCTCTAAGAAATAATTGACATTTTCTGCTATAATATTCTTCTGAGTAGGATCAACTGCCTCTAAAACAGCAGATTTTGATGAAAGGAAGTTTGGATCAAATTCTCCAGATCCAATATCAGCATAACGCAAAATATTCCCAAGAATATCATAGGGTTTACCTGATTTTTCTTGAGATTTATAGTATTGCTCTAAAAAAGCAACAAACTGTGTGTTATCATCTTTTATAAACTCAGGAATCTGATCCTGAATTCTATGTGAGACGGTTACTGCCTTCATCTACTTTATGACCTAGAAGCAAGAGTTAAACTCTGGGAGTTCGTATACTGTAGTTGGATAATCAATAATATTTATCGGAGTTCCATCGAAGTTAATTGCTGTAAAGTCGAATGGGTCAAAAGTAGGAACGTTTGTTCCGTCTATAGTGTAATCGATAGTTTGTACTGTAGGATTGAAAATGGTTGGATCCAAACCAGTTCCAATGTTAATATTTCCAGAGGAAGGAATGATACTAACTGGTATTCTAGTAGTACCGTCAGGTGTACTATGAACGTCAACAGGTCCTACACATACCTGTCCGTTCTTATAATCGACAGTTCCGACATCCTTCTTCAATGTAACCTCAGTTTCATCAACTTTAGTCACCATAATTAATTTTCCGTAACCATCGTCACGAATATTTACTGGAAGTAGTGCAGATGTATCATTTTGTATCAAAGATGACGATGCAATGGAAGTTGCATTGACACCACCCGCTATTGCTAATAACGCTTCAGTGTAACCAGTAGCATAGAATGTACCAGTCTTCACTGTAGAATATCTAGGAGTACAAGAACCATTACTTGTACTTGTAGATCCTGATGTACTACCAGACAAGTCATTAGGATTAGCGATTTCATTATTAAAGTTTACACACTTGGAAAATGTTGATCCAAATGCGAATCCTTCAATATTCATACCAAGTGACATATGTGTCACGTTACCACTGATCGAAGGATCAGAGGAATCTATCATCGATTGATACGCAGATTGGTCAATACGTCCGTTAAATCTTGTTGATTCCGCTTGACTATTGTATTGATCGATAGCCCCCAAAACTCTAGACGCAACTTCATTATTAGATAATGTAGTTTTATTGCCATCAAAGAACGCCCAAGTTTTAGGTCTAATGTAGAGTGTAATGGGATCGACAATAACAGGCTCGATTGCTGCAATGGAATATTTAAGTAAATCAGTCTTGATTCTTTTTTTCGTTGTTGTGTTAAGTAATGCTCCACTTTGTGTTCGGATTGATATGTATACTTTACCATAAACAGGTGGTTGTAATCTTTCTCCACCATATACGGTAACTGATCTAGCAGCAGGATAGACTTTTTTAGTAATGTATTCGTAGTCTGACTCTGTAACTGCTCTATTTTGACTGTTAAATGCCCTTGGAGCATTAAATTTAATACTCAAGGTAGTTTCTATGTCCTCACCATCTTGAGCACCGTCTACAGTCACTAAGGAGATGTTCGCTGCTGGTACATATCTCTGCTCAGAGTCTTGAACTTTACCTATAAATGTAAATTTCTTACAACCATTAGCAGCAGTACCTTCAGTTTTAACATACTCTAGTTTAATAACCTCACCAGATATTAGTTGACGACAGATAACACCATCACCAAATACAACACTATAACGCATATCATCTCCTTCTTCAAGGAAAAATCCACGAGTTGTACCATCAACATCCACAATGTTCTGTACAAGGTTGTATGTGTCAATCTCTTCTGACTGTGTATTGGGTGAAATTGATACTTTTAATAGATCAGTGTCAACTTGATCAGCAGGAATTAGATAACTTCTCTTCTTAACGTCATCAACAATGTATTGATACGTAATTAAGTTACCTTGGTATATCACAACTTTGCTAAAAGTAGCAACACCAGTAGACTGATCTACAGTTGCAACCAAATCAGATGGTAATGTAAAGGTATATCCTGCACCATTAGTAGTAGAAATGAATACATCACCTTTTTTTAAGGTTACAGATGAAGGATATGTTGTTCCAGAACCAATAGTACCAGTTTGAACACTAAATGCGATACACGCTTTTGGTGCTTTTATTGATCTTGGTGTATAATTTAACTGTTTTGCTATCTTAACTACGTTGTCTCTTATTGTTGCTGACTCTAAAAACGCCTCATTCATTGCCATATTAGCATTGAAAGACGCATAGTATGTGTTATATGATAAAACATCAAGTAAGTATGATGCAGCTGAGCCATCAAAATCGTAGTCTGTAAACTCATCTCTTGTACGCAGGTACGATCTTATAGACTCACGTATCTCTGTAAAGTCTAATGATGTTAAATTTGACGGAATTGCTGCCATTTTAAGTACGTTCCAATAGGAAATCTACAGTCTGAGTTATTCTCTCACCAATAATTACATACTCAACTTCAACTTCTAAATTATTATCATCATCAATATTGACATTTACCTGAGATACGGTAATACGTGGTTCAAGTCTGCCAAGTGTATTGACAATTTCTTCTTTAAGTTCTTCTAGCATAAAAATGTCAAAGTTTTCAAATAACATTTGACGTAATCTAGATCCTTTTTCTGGTTGAAAGGGTCTCTCTCCAAACCCTGTCATAACAAGGTTTTTCATTGATTGTTTAATGGAGTTTTCGTTTTTAACTACAGAGAAATCTTCAGTATTAGGATTTGCCTTCATAGACATACTGAAATCACGAAATTGACGTGATAAATTTCTTTCTGCTTTAAAACGATATGCCATTACTTTTTAGAGTCTTCCTTTTTAGACCTTTTCTTTAGGTATTTATCATACCTAGGGTCGGTTATCAGAACATTTTTCCTGAGAAACTCTTCTGAACAATCAGCTGTTAACATAAAATATACTCCCTGTAGTTATATTTAGACGCAAAAATGTTACCCTGCCATTACAGTGGGTGATCCATATGTTACTCTACTACTGCAAGGGTATCCACCATATCCAGCAGGAGCACCAAGTTTATCAGTTACTCTTCCTATTGGAAGTTTAAAAGCTAATACAGTTTTAGTTGTTGCGAATAATATACGTGGATGACCAATACCTCCTTGGTCTTCTACAGTCAACAAACTACAAACTATCGGTGTGGGTATAATGCACATTGCTTTTCCACACGGACACAAATAATTAATTATATTTGTCGTGGGTGACATATGGGGTGTGAACGTATCACCCATAATCATAATAGGCAACCTATTTACCTGTACCAATGCTCTAGCAGGATTTAACGCACTTAAAGGCACCAAAGGAGTGGGTGGCCATAAACAAGTTTTATTTTTTACCTTGATTGATAATAATATAGGTGGTGAGTTACACGCTTGTGTACTATGAATGGTACTAGGAATCGGCCAACCGTGTCCTGAGTCAGGAAGTCCGTTATGATTCGCTACTGGTAGTACCTTAAATCCCATTTAGTCGTCGTGATCGTCCCACGGATCTTTTAATTTTTTTGCTGGTTCACCAAATGCGGTAACTAAACCCCATATGGTAAGTATAACAAGAAACATCAAGACAAGAACTGCCATTGCTGCTGCTGGAGGTAGTCCTGCATACTCTCCGTGAGGTATAATAGTATGAGGGCATTGTGTCCAAGTACCAGGTAAGTGATATACTGGAGGACAAGATAAAAATAAATTAGTAACCATTGACATCATCAGTTAAGTCGCATTCTTCAAAATAAGGATTCCCATATCGGTTCAATGAATCATCCAAAAGTTTAGCAGATCCACTTAGGTTATTAACCCAGTGCATCTTTCCAGTAATTGGTCCTAACTCTATGTATGAATCAAACTCAGATGTCTTTCCTGTATCAAACGCTACTGTGGAGTGAATAATGCTTTTTAAAGCAGAACAACCTGATGCTCCTCTTGACCACGAAGTAGTGAATAGATTACCAGAACAGATATCATCTGATGCTATTCCAGTACCATTATTGTCATAACCAGAATAAACATCCAGTACACCATCAGTAACGAAATTGTGCCAGCAAGGATTCGGGAATTTGCCATTAGAACAACTCGACATCTGTATTGTATTATAACTGTAGTTATTGTTTTGACCTGAAACTGTAACAGAACTTGACCCATATGCTGAATAGTTACCAGATCCTAACCAAGTATCAAGTTTTTGTAGCTCTGTTCCATAAAAATCAAAGGTATTTTCATCTCCCGCATCAGGTACAAAGTTATATCCACCACTACCAGAAGAAAAACAACGTCCTTTTACATTAGATCCACGTGTACAAGAGTGTGATCTATCATTAGGACCAGCTGGTCTTGGTCTTGTGAGTGATGGTTTTGGTAATGACTCTAACCAATCAATGAATTTTTGGTTGATTACTTCACCTTTTTGTGATACATCACCTTCTATAATCATTGAAACAGTGACTACAGCACTCTCTTGCTGACTCGCACAGTATTTGTGTGGCAAATAACCATATGTTTTTAGTGCACCTTTCTGATCATATGCAACATAAGGACAAGGTATATCAAAAAATCTACGAGTTTGGTACATATTAGCTTGCATAACCTCTACACAGTCACCACCAAGTATCCCATACATCCCATTATTGAATCTATTTTCTAGTTCTGCACTATTATCTCCACTGCTTTGTGTAGTTCTTGATAGAAAATCATCATTTTGCTCCCATCTAGGGTCTCCATAACGTTTAATATCACCTCCAAACTCAGATGGATTGAGATATGTACCTAAATTCATCCAATCTTCACCAACTTCGGGTTCAAAACAAGCTATTGGTAGTTGATCACCACAAAATTTAGTTTTTTCTTCAGCATTTATATCATTCATTGTAATATAACCATAATATCCTTCATCATCATCGGGACTATCGTAACCTGATATAGCACTTGCAAGCGATTCACTAGCTTCTGACATCACATCTGAGACATCTGTATTATCAATAGTAGTATTATCAGAAGATTCTTCTGATTTTCTTGCTACTTCATTAATACTTTCATCTCCACCAAATAAAACTACCTCATCTTTTTGTAATTTACGTTGTACAACATCTATTTGTGGTTTCTCACCTGGTCTATATCCTGCACCTGGATCAATAATTGTTACTGCTGATACACTTCCTAGAGCATCTAATACTAAACTTGCTCTTGCTTGTCTGATTGTTCCAGAATATCCAGCATCACTTTCAAATCTTTCCTCCTCAGCTGCTTTAAACGCTTTGTGAGTTGCTTGTCCTGCACCTGGTAATCCTTCTTCTGATTGATTATTGATTTGATTATCTGTGGTATAGTTATCAGCAAAGGTCTCGTTAGTTAAACTACCTGTATTTAGGAAACCTTCTTGACGCATTATCTCTGGAATTGATATGTTTATGATAGGATCTACGTAATCTTTACCAGAATTGATAATTTCTATAGAACCAATCTCTCCTTTAGCGTTAACAGTTGCCTCTAAGACAGCAACATCTAGGTTTCTACCTGGTATAAGTGCTCCATTATCAACTTCTACCTTCACATATGCTACTTTTTTAGGAAATTCATAGACACCAAAGAACGCTGCTTTATCTTCAATACCAAATCCTGCCAATATTTCTGCTACTCCACCATTATTAGAGGTATATGTACTCTGATATGTGAACGCATTACCGTTTACACCGTTTTGTGGTTGTAATCTGATGTAACCACACTTCAATTCATCACCAAAGTACCTTACACTTTGACATTTCCATCCATTTATGACTTCTCCTATTGCAAAGAACCCAGTGTTAGAGGTATATCTGAAGAATACCATAAAGTCATCTGTACCTACAGTCCAAAATGACTCTGACATACCTGATCCAGGTGGTGCATCTACGTGAAGACGTGTTTTCTTGGTTTTCCAAGCATCTTGACGCATTTCATAGTAATAACTATGGTAAGTTACGGTCTCTTCCCAGTTATTTGAGTTATTTGGGGCACAAGGAGCATCTGTAGTCAATAAATTGATGCCATATATCGGTCCTGAGAACGGAAATGACGTATCATAGAGATAATAGACGAATTGACCCTCAAAAGCGTCGTGAAAACCTAAAAACTTAGGTAAACTTGCCTTTACAGCACCATTTTTACCATAAAACCACTCAAAATTAGCTTGATCAGTTAATATATCGACATTATCGGGATTACCCCACCCATTTATTGCTGCTGTGTTCGCTGTTTCTGATTCATAACTCTTTTTTGACCAAGGACCTGTAGTATCAAAGGCATACCAACCAGATCTATCTACCTCTCCAGTGTTAGTAGGTTTACCAGTTTCTACAACTTGCTTTTTTCTTCTAGGTGCTTTCGATCCAAATACGTATCCGTAGATTCCAATATATTGATATTGTTGCTCTAGAGGATTTGTCGAGTCGGGCACTCCCGCCACCCCTATTTGCAAATTAGATTCATTGGCAGGATCTGTAGTATAAAAATCATCTGTACCTCTTGGATCACCAGTACATCTATAGTGATAGAGAGGAATCATACTCTCACCCGCATTCAAAACACTCCCATTTGAGTGATTAACAGGGTCTGTAGTATTTGACCAGATATATCCTAATAGTGCTACAGAACCACTAGCAGAAGAAGACAAATAAGAATTAAAATTTGAAGAATCATAGTGAACATATACAGCAGTTGTGTTGGTTAGGTTTTCTCTTTGTAGGTAGAACACCTGTCTACCACTACGAGGTTCTCTATTATATCTTCTTGGGTTAAGGGGAAGGTTATCAGGTAATTCTTGATCATAGTAGTACACGTGATCTAGTCTTCTCCCAGAATAAAATCTATATACTTCTCTTCTCTCTGAATCGCAGTTTGCTACACACGTTTCCTGTTGTGTTCCAATATAATAAACTTCATCCTTACCAAATGCCAATGAGCCAGGTCCAGAACCATCCACCCTGATCTGATATGCGTTATTCGTCATATTAGGGTCAGTGATATTCCCGAAAGAGGGATGATCATCTGATGTATATGTTCTGTTGAAGTCGTGTGAGTCTACAGGATTCTCATAACTACGACCAGACTCAATCAGGTACGCTGGCACTATTCTTAACTATCTCTTCAAGTTTATTTAGTCTGTAAAACAAAGCGTCAAAGACTTCTACCAGATTACTATAGTGGGATTCACCAGGTATCTTATACTGGTACATATTGGCACCACGTGCTAGTAGGTTCTCGTGATTCCTTACTTGAGTCGCTAGATTCTTAATACTCTCAGCAATAATTAACTTCTGCCACTCGTCTTCTTCCTCCTTAGTCTTAAACTCAGGTATATTGTCGTAATTTAGATCCATTAGAAATAATTTAGATTTAGAACAACTCGGTTTTGCACATTCGTACAAGAGGTACCACTATGAGGTGTATTGACAGGAAAGGTAACTAAACGGTTCGCCTTCGATTCCACCTCTTCACCAGTACCAAAGAAAGTATAACCATCATTATCATTTAGATAGAATATACCAGTAGTAGCACCAGCAAATTCATTTTCTCCAAAGTTACCGACATCAGTATGCAGTTCATACCTTACCAGTTCCTTCGTACGAAAGTTTAGGTTTGCTTTAACTCTTATTATAGCACGAGGTTTAATAGTATTCAATAAAGGTAATACAGCATCGTATGCACTACTCGTAGGTACACCGTTCTCATATAACGTATTACTTAGTTGCCAGTTATCTAGTTCATTCTCCTTTAGTTCATCATATACAATACTCGCCACGTGAAATACTTTAGTCGAGACATACCAAGGAATATCCCCAGATAACATATACTCACGTAGGTCACAGAACTCCTGCTCCTTCATAAAGTTATCGTGTATTTCTACTTTAGGGGTAAATTTCAATAATTCCATTGAGTCGGGACGACGTTCGGGGCACACGGTTATATAGGGTTTAATACCTACTCTATAAAACCATCAGCATCTAACTTCTCTTGTATACTTTTCCATATCTTCTGTACTTTAAGTAGTGGAGCACCTCCACACACCTCTGCCTTGTATATAAGACACCACTGAGCAGAGTTGCATATAAGTTGCCTCTCTTCCTCTGTAAGGGTGATATTATATGTCTGAGGTGTATTCTTCTGTGGTTCTGGCATAGAAGTCTACTGCTCCTTGGAAGTACCCAAGTACACGTTCGATCTCTTTACTATTTCCATTGTTGTCACGATAACTCATAACTGCATCATAGCACAGTTTTTGCTCTGATAGGGTTAATTTCATTTTGCTCTGTCTATTGTGATAGTATCCCCATCTAGACCAAATTCAATCTCATCGCCTTCCATAAGGTCTGCTTCTGAGATTAACCAGTCTGGAATCTTGACATATATCTCGCCAGTTTCTTCATCTTCTAAGATGGTGGCGATGTTTCTACGCATTCTTTCTGATAACATATAGTGTCTTGGATATATAGGATTCTACAGCTTCTATACGTGATATGTCAAATGCCCTATGATGTAATATGTAACCATCTCCAATATATGCAGCACAGTGATTCATACGTTTATCAAATTTCATCAGTAAGAGGTCGTAAATCTGTAAATCGTCTATATCGAACACTTCGCCCATAGTGGATGTTTTTATCACAGACCATCCTTCATCCTCCCATAAGTCCTTTAGAAACTCTTTTGCGGTAAATGAGTAATCTTCTTTACAGGTATGAATTCCTTTAGCAATACCGAACTCATATAGTAGGGTGAAGCATCCTCCTCCACGTGTCTGCGACCACTCTTTCCCAAGGAAATCAGAGTATTCCGCTTCTTTTTGTAATCGAACCTTTTTAGTCATTTTTTTCTGGGACCTTTTTTTTCTATATGGGGTACCTTAAAAGTCGTTTTCGATAATATATGTCGTCCTATACTTTTGTAGGTTACACTAAAAACAAAAATTATATGTCGCTAAATGTTACTAACTGTCCGCTAATCCTACTTCATAAAGTAAACCTTCCAGGACATAATAGTCTGCTAATTGTTTATACTTAGTAAGGTTAATCTGCTCAGTATCTAACAAGAACTGTAGCAACTCTATTTGTTCATTAGGGGGTAAGGATTGCTCTTCTATTAGTGTATAGTAAGAACGCATCTTTTCAGTCAGGGTAATACTTTTGTCTGTGTAATCCTCCGAGAGTTGTTGATAATTAGTAGGCATAAGTTAGTGGGTAATTGTTGTTACTTAGACCTCAGTATTACTATTATAATGTATAAAGAAATAAATGTCAAATATGCCCCTGAGATATGTGGGAATCCTCGGATATAGTTGCAAAGGTCTCTGTTCTGTGTTAAAGTGCTAAGACTGCTATACCTCTGCATATTTCTGATTGTTTACACGTTATACAAAATACTTAAGTATATTTATTTGTATATTTCCGATTCACTCCCATTTCTCTCTTATTGGTCTTATTTCATTCCCATTTAAGATTAGTTGAAACATCGTTTAGTTTATTCTTATCGATGTGAATAACATTGAGATCTGGGTTATCCGTGAAAATAAATGCAAGTGCGGTAAGTCTAGCAGCACGTCTAACAACTGTTTTATTTTGTTGTCTTAATGTGACCCTCCTGTATCCGTTTTCATTCAGATGGATTTTTAATTTTTTCCATTTCCCCCATTTAGTTGAATAAATGTCCCCAAGGTTAGAAACATAATAATCTTCATAGTTTGGGATAGGTTTATACAATACTCCTTCATCATCCTGATAAGTATTTTCGTTAATCTTTTTAAATGGGTTCATAGTCTTTTAACAAATAGGCGGGCGACTTCAAAAACAATTAAATGTTATGGTCATTCGGTTCGGTGTACTGTTTAGTTCAAAACCTCGTGATATGTTACTAGGATAAACTAAAATGTCTCCTTCTCCTACTGGTATGTCCTGAGTAAGATTATTAAATGGCGTTACTTTAGTTTGTTTTCCTTGCATAATGGGATAATGTGGCGATGATATGCTACGATTGAATTTTAGAGGACTATGTTTTTCTGGGATGTAGTTAACAAAATAGCATCCTGAGTATAAAACGTTGCTCTGTTCGTGGGGTGCATACATCGATTCATTACCAGCAACTTCAATAATGCTATCCGCAAATTGAATCTCCTGGAAGTTTTCCCACTCATAGCAATATGATTGAGAATTAACCTCAAATACTGCTTTTTGTATGGTCTCCTTAATGGTAGCAAGTGCTTCATTCTCTAATATGGCATTATCCCCTAATTGGGTTATATTAAAGCATATAGAGGTTCTAGGGGATGGGATGCAAGTTTTAGGATCGATTTGATCCAAAAAGTCCACTAAAATCGCTTTGTGTTCATTATGTTTGTTATTAGTGTATTTTCCTATAGGTGTCATAAACAACCCATAGACCGAGGTGTTAGTAACTGATTCAGTTAAATTATCCGATAGAATAGACTCATCCATAAATTGACCATAAAAAATAGAGGTAATTAATACCTCTAATATTATATAGGTAGTTTTATACCCTGTCAATTACCAAGTGGTCATAACTGACATTCCGTTATCAAAATCTCTTACGATACCTCTAGATTGCTGTAGGAACCAGTTAAAGTTCTTTTGAAATACTCTAGCACCAACTAGAAACTCATTACATATTGCATTAAGTCTAGATTTAGTTGTATTGGATTGCCAACCGCCATCGAAAAAAGTAACCTCAACAACATTGCCATCCCTGTAGATAGTAGCGATTAAATTGCTATGTAAGTAAACTCTAGACTCGTTACCAGTTGTAAAAATCGCTGTGTTACCTGATGTGAAATTTTGCTGATTGCGAAGTGCATTGTTCATTCTCATTTCAATTTTTCTCATTTGGATTTTCTCCTGTGTTGCTTATAGTACTATTATAAAGGATTGACACCTGTATTCAATACAGAATGTGACACTAATTAAAGTGTCACAAGATCGATTGACTTTTAATATTTGATCTGCTTATTATCCATAAGGATAACTAAGTAGAATTTTGATAAAAGATTTCTGTATTTGATAGTCTGCATATCATAATCTGCATCTTTAACAAATGCAATATAGGATACTTTAGAGAATTTAGTCTTATCAATATGGATTGCTTTATAATCGTCTGCTGAAATATCATCCTGTGGAACATCGTAAACAACTTTACCTACTACCTTACCACCGATGAGAATATTTGAAAATGCTCCTCTCTGGTCATATAAGTGATGAAGTGATACGTTATTTTTCCAACTTCCGTTACCATATGAATCGATTGCTGTTAAAAGTAATCTCTGGTAGGTGTCTAACCTTACAGTTTTGTTTGAGTGCTTTGCGAGTACTTTAGTGAATCCCATAAATTTCCTTTGTGTCTATAGTACTATTATAAAGGATGAACACCTGTATTCAACATTGATTGTGACACTAATTAAACTGTCATAGGGGTCATTGACTCTATTAAATCTATCTGCTTATAGTCGTAAACAGGCATTTTATAATGTACATTATTTGTTAAATGCAACTGTGGACTTGTTTCCTCGTCATATCTAACAAATACCTGATAATTGGAACCTCGAAATCTTACATAATCCCCAACTCCAATATCCTGGAATTTCTTA